TTACTTTTATAATACTACTCATTTAAATCCCATTGTTGTGTTTCTTCGTTCCAAGAATAATAATTATTATTATTTATTTGTTCTTCTGTCAATTCTGGTTTTGCTACTGGAGGATCCCATAAGCAAGTTGTTTCATTTAAAGTCCAACTTTCATATTTTTTTGGTGGAATAAAAGCATCTCTTGTCTGATCATAAGTATAACCTAATCCAGCATAATTTTTTCTAAAAGGTGTTCCACCATTTAAATGTACACCTCCTTTTGTATTGTAAGAAGTTTGTTTCCAAACATCTCTTGAATTATATAAATTGTTTAAAAAATCTATTCCTGTTTGTTCAGATATTGCAACATCATTTGAAACAACAACTATTTGTTCAACTATATTTCCTGTTCCTAGTTTTGCGAAATGTGCCATTATCCTGTATAACTCCCTGATCCA